CTAATTCTTCTAACGTGGTAAGGTAGCCAGTATTAGCCTGTGCTGATGATACAAGAGTCAAATCTCCAGTAGAACCGATATATACATCATACGTATCAGCATCACCGCCATCTTCCCACGCTAATAAAAATGCCGAAAAATCAATTTCAGTGGCATCATTCGCTGGAGTAGGATTTACGGGTTTACTGGGTAAAGAACTGTTTATATATATTGTCCAATCACCCTGTCGGTCGTCAATATAACTACCGATATAAGGTCTAAGCCTCCAGGCACATTCTGAAGCACCAGTATTAAAAATACTAACTATTGAAGATGTAATTTCCTTTGATGTTTCAGTAGCTATCCCCCCTATAAATGATTCACCATAAAGGGGATGATTATATACTAATATCCAGGAATATTTTGTAGCCCCAACTCCGGTATCACTCCATTGTAAAGTAACTACATCCCCTGAAGTTACAGAACTATTATGTACCGGAGATATTTTAGTAACAATACCAGTAGTAAATGTTCTTGTTGGCGTTTCAGTGTACTCTAATCCCGTATATTCCCAATGGTCAGTTACCCATGTTTTAGTAGCAGCGTCAGTAGCATATCTAACATACCACGAATATTCAGTACCCTGCTGCCAAAAACCATCAGGTAGGCCAAGTTCAGTAGGATTTACTTCTAAACGCCAATGATTACCTTGTGGGTAAGAACCCTTTAATTCATCGTTTACCCAAAATTCCCACGGCAATACGTCACCAGTATAACTTAATTCAAGAGGGATATTTAATACCTGATTTTCAGCCGCATGTGCTGGCGATACTAAACTTACTGACATGGTATAAGCCATTTTATATTACCGAAGAAACTGAAATTATAGCAACTACTGGTTGTTCCGCACCACCTATTTGGTCTCCTGCCCCCCACTTATCAAGGCCAGGTCTCTGACCTCCACGGGCACGGTCATCGAGAACGTCAAATAGGCGGACATTATTAAGGTCCGGAGAGGTACCAACTGGTTGATTACCAGCTGGACCGCCCTTATGAATTCCTTTAATTGGAAATGGTATGTTCACTTTGTACCTCTCAATCTTGATATTTGATTGGCTGACAACCCGCTTCTTCCCAATGCTTTCTCAATCGTAGACGTTCTGGCAGTCTTGCCATACTTTTTACGGAGCCTTTGTTTTATAAGTTTATACTGTTCCGGGGTAGCTATTTCCTTAGCACCAGCCCGTTTGACCGCTTTCTTGTACCCGCGATAATCTCGAACTTTCATAAATGCCATATTATTCCTTTCAGTTGGACTTGCCGGGACGAAGGGGTACGCCCCGGTAGTCTCATATAAAAACCCACGCGGGGTACTAAGCACTAATTATATACTCTACCCAAAGAACTAACTTACCCGCAGTAGCTGCATGAACAGCTACTACAGCAATAAGTTGTCTCTCAGCAGTTGTCTTTGTACTATAATTCGCTGCTAAACCATCATCCTGAATAGATGCCACATAAGCGGCTGAACCCAAATCAGCCGCGGCAAGAATTCCAGCAGCATCATCAGAAGCAATTCCTAGAGCTATTGTTTCATCATGTTCCGCGCTATCAAAGCCCGTAATAACCTCGATAGAAGCACGAACTACAATAGCATTATCTGGTAATGCTACACCCAAATCATGCGATGCTACCGTACCGGAATCTCCACCGGTTACATCGTAGGTCGCCCGTGCAACACGGTGTACCAATAGACCATCAACAGCAGGAGAATCTAACTGTGACTCATCCAGGTTAAGAAGACCAGTAGCAGACGATAATAGGTCAGCCGTTGTTAAAGCAGCAGCGTCCGTAAGACTCTCATTTGTTACTAAGGCATTAAAATCAGAGGTCGTTGCGGTACCTTCATTGACATAAACGGTAGTACCGCTTCCACCATCGTCATGCAGGAAAATACAACCAATGGCATATCCACTCGCAGCAGCAGGTACCGACGTACCGTAAGCAAGAAGAATGCCATTCTCATTCTTATAAATAGTTTTTGGCGTTGCTACACCCTTCGCTGCTGGAACCATGTTCGCGTGGTCGAATGCTAATGTAAATCTTGTTCTACTCATTTCATCTTCCTTTCTCGACATCCCTGTCCACACAGGCCCCTATCCATAAAGGCTGTCTAACCATTATAGGTAATGTCGTCCCATTCATTAGAATGGGCATTATACCTGTTCAAACTTCTTCTATTCATTGAACCCAATTTACGCGGTGCAGTTCGAGTGTCCGCCGCATACGCTCGCGGTAGAGCCTTTTGCATATACATCTGCACATACCCAGCCGTGATGTCTTCAAGTTTCACCTCTGCCTCAGCTAAACACGCAGCCAAAACTGTTCTATCGAACTTAAATCCGGCGGGATGTAGATTACTAATAGGCACCATATAAAATGTACTGTCAGCAACTGGGTCTATTCCACCCGCTGTACCGTCTGATTTAAGCCAATCAGCAACTGTAACTTTGCCAGTAGAACCTGTATAATCAGTGATAGAAGCATAACTCTTTTCACCGGTCCCGCTCATAATCGTAACAATCCAGTCGTTGAAGTAATCATCAGGATATAAATTAGCAAGCGTACCACCTGTCACACTCGTAGCATCAGCCGCTGTTGCAATGGCCGCTTCTAATCTAAGGTTATCAAAATATAGCGTATACGGGAATGTAAGAGTGTCCTCAGAACCTGGTTCTGAATCAACTATCAACTCCCATCTTCGCCCTGGTTGGGCGGCACTACTTGCATACTCCAACGGTCTAATGGCGGCTTTACTTGGATAACCAGATGTAACAGTGCTTGCTCTGGATGCTCGTATCTCGCTTTCATCAACCCAATCAATAACGGTGCCATGATTGCTATCAGCAGCATACCCTATATTACCATTCACCTCACCACCAAAATTAGTTGGCAACGGGTACCTGGCAACATCTCCAGCTACTGTTTCTACTTGTGTTATAGCAAATGTATCCGTTGCTACCGGGTCTGTACCATTAGCATTTCCATACTGGTCCAGCCAGTCAGCGACTGTAACCTTGCCAGTAAGAGTAGTATAATCAGTAATTTGGGCGTAACTACCGGCACCTGTTCCCGTAAGAATATAGCACCAATAATCATTCAGGTCATCGTCAGCATCATAGGTATCCGCCAATGTCAAATCGGTTATGGACGTACCATCAGCATCATCTGCTGTACCTGTTATCCTGGTATTATCTATATTGACACTCGCTATTCTACGCATCCACCGCCAACCTTTAGGCGGGGCATCCTCAATGAACATCTTGATACCGTCATTGACCATGCTCTTAACTGTTTGGAGTTGTTCAGCATCAACGGGTATCACAGCTTTGCCGCTACCAGCACTACCGTAGTAGGCTATACCAGCTTCTTTTGCTACCCGTAAAAGTAGGTCATAAAAAGAATATGCGGATGTAGGCTCACTCATATTACACTCCAAAACTCCATCCTGGGTAGTGTATATATACTACCCAGGACAGCAATTCAATTCTAATACTCAACTCCATACCGTACCCAGTCGATTTTGATGTTATCCCCATCATCACCACCCGAACCTGAACTGATGTTGATTAAAATGTCAAAATCCGTGGACGTTGGGAAATGGATAGAATCTGTAGAGTAACTATAAACCTCTACACCATCCAGATAACAATGAACCTTATTGTCGTTCGGGTCATATTTCATACCCAGACGGAAATAAGCATCCGCTGCTGAAACGGCAATCTTACCCGTAACAGCCACTGCGGTACCAGAAGTAGCCTCATTATAGACAATGTCAAACGCATCGCCGTCAGCTTCATCGATATGAAAACCGATATAATCTACATCCTGCAAAGCAGAATCGACGCCCTGAATGTGGTCAGTTTTAGCTTCGCCAGGCGCAGCTAGACCAATAAATGTGCCGAGGTCGCCAGTTGTGATGGTACTTAATTTAGCTCGAACTTCAAACCACCACTTTTTGCTACTTTTGACAGCGCCGGTCTTAAATACACCCTGGACATTGTTGCCAGTGGTTATACTGTCAACAACATCGTTGGTACCATCCTGGTCCATCATTAGGACACCATCATCATCCGCTTGTAAAGCAAGGTCTGCTGTCGATGCCGACTCTA